CTTAATTCTTAACAAAAATGGGTCTTTTACATATGTCCACAGGCTTTCGGCGGCCTTCGTACCCTTGAAGAACCCATTATACATTCTTCTTGTTTCTGCCTCATGGGATGCTACTGAGTAGTCATCTATGATTGTCTTAATTCTGTCTTTAATTCTTTTCATAATTTCCTCTAATTAATTGTGTTTATTCTCACGTTCCCATAGTTATAACCCTCTCATAGCCACCTCTAGCCTCCGCCTACACACCCGCTAGCGAGCCGACTCACTCTGAGGTGTTGTAAGTATATATCTATACGAGTTCTCCTGGTTCTTTCATTGTTGCTTCATCTAATTCGTACTGTAATACGTTAATTTTATCTTTGTTTCCTCTTTCGGATAGTGTGTCCAAGTCTTCTTGTGGATAAGGATCTTTTACTGCGTCTTTAATACATTCAATATTCATGTTGTGGTAATCATCTGTTATGGATACCTTATGTCTTATTGCTTTAATTAAATATCTACCAGATAGATAAGGGTCATTGTCAAAGTGATTGTCTTTACCTGCTGGCTCATATGCGGGCATTTCAAATGCGATTAAATCTCCACAGGATACACCTGTAAATCCAGGTACATCTAATGATATGTTAAATGATTCGAAAGCTAATCGTTGGGATAGATACTTTGGTATAATTTCAGCGTCTTTACCATTCTCTGTTGTGTTGTGAATCTTTTGTGTGTCACTCATAAAGTATAAGGTTCCTTCAGGATAGTCAGAAAATGTGTTTCCTTTATTGTAATTATAGAACGGCATGATCCCTTTAGCATCTGTCTTACTTCCTTGTCCATCATGTTCTGTGTGATGTGACTTTTCATATTCAGTTAGATAGTCAAAATCAACTTCAGTAAATGTCTTGTTAAATGTATCATGGGTAACAACACGGCTATTGTAAACGCCGTTTCTTAAATTCTTTAATGTGTCGAATTGACTATTGATTGTAAAGGACTGTACTGTTTGCATTTCTTTAATGACATCTCTATTTCCTTTACCATCTCTTATGTTAGCAGGTTGTGATCTGTATAATGCAACAACAGGTCTAGCAGTCGTATCTGTACTCGCTAGTAAACTCTCATATGATTTGAAGTTAAATCCTATAGCGTTTTCAAAGAACAACATACCCGGCGTTTGATGTTTCTTACTCTCTGCTGACTTACTCAACATATCGATTGCTTCAAAAGGTCTAATTCTAGGCATGACAAACTTCCTAACGCCTTTTGTTTCTTCTAATATTAATGTCTTGTTAGAGTTTAATTCGTTTCTAAAAATCTGTAGTATTATGTTGTCAATAGTGTCATTAAACACTCTGCTGACTTTCACTTGTTCATTTGTTATCATTTCTTTACTTGTAAAGTGTAGTACATATATCTGTGTTCTAGGATTTAGCCCTTGTCTATCTGATATTTTGTAAATGTGCATCGGATGGCCTGTTTCAGCTGTGAAGTCAAATGCTCTACTTGTTCCTGGTGTGAATAACTTAAATTCTATGTTCTCAAATCCTGTTAGTGGTAAGTGATTGGGTACGTTCTGTGCGTCTGTGATAACTATGTTACCCGACACAGTTTTATTCGTCAAACTTTCATAGATGTTCAATTCAGTCACCATAGATCGAACCGATATTCTTTTTGGTTTATTTTGACCTTCTGATGATTGAAAAGAAGTGAGTACTACATCTGATAAGACGTATTGACCCGCTTGTTTTAGTTCACTTGAATTAATATCATTATACATTTCACTTATTTACTAATTAGCCTTTCAAATTCTTGTATGAATAAACCTAAAAATTGAGGTGACAGTAATTTAATCTGTCGTTTTTCATCTTGTATTCGTAATTCGTATTCTTGGTTAGACACCGCTTGTGCACCAAGCGAATCACTGTTTACTTCTATTCTATGTGAGTAATCAGATGGTCCGTTTCCTTTTTGGGGTCCACTTGATTGTGTAACCTCATAGTGATGAACAGCACCTGGATTAATATATTTGTCATTTATATATGTTTGAAAATCTTGTTCAGACAATGGCCAACCGTAATAGCCATCAGTGATATTATTTGTTAACATGATAACCCAATGGAGTTCAGTATCACCAAAGTGTTTGAATGCTGTTGTTTCTGGTCTCTCACCATTTGGCACATCATATACATCATACAGAGAAGCTTCATTGATAATCTTACTTCTGACTTTAACTCTTTTCATTAGGTCAGTAACTAGTTTCTGGTTACCGTCACCTTTCATATCGTAATTGCCTGTGGGAAATTTAGAAAAATACATATTAGAATCCGTCCGCCACTCTTTCCTTAGTCATTATTTCTGTTTCAGTAAATGATAAGTTCATTGTTGCAAACGTAGGAGCAGCACCTTGGTTGTCAGGTATAAATGAAGATATAACACCTTCAGGAGCATAGTCCACTGTCATGTTATTTAATACACAACGACTTACTCTAGGAATATATGTGTTACGATCTGCTCTGTACATATAAGTTATTTGAAACTCTGAGGGTACATTGAAAAAACCTTTTGTTGTTCCTTGATATTCAGGTAACATATGAAACTTAAACATATTAATTATTTTGTGAATACTGTCTTTCTCATTAGGATTTTTAGGAGCAAACTCAAACGGAAATTCAAATGTTCTAAAAGGTACTGATTTGAATACAACTTCCATCTGTGGGTTCATTGCTTGTCCTTTAGCTTTATCAAACGCAGACTCAGCATTTTCAAATCCTGGTATTAAACTTGCTGCACCGAATAGTGCCTTTCTACCAATGATCGCAGCAGCGTCTGGCATACCTTTTGCAGCAGCTTTCAAACCGTCAACAATACCTTTAGTGTCTTTAAAATTACCTATCGCATGTCCTAAGATACCAGCGATACCTGTATCTAAATTTTCATAATTAGCTGCATAAGTAAATTTCATACTAGGCGCAGGAGCATATAAGATCATACTATCAGAAATATATGAGTGTGTAGGTGTCTTTTCGTTTAGTCCTGATTTAACACCACCGACTCGTGAAGCAGCACCAAAGCCGCCTCTTTTAATTGACGCAATACTATTGGCCTTACCTGTTGGAGCATTTTCTCCTACTTGATTAGATGTGTTTGTGGATATTCGACCTCCATTGAAATTTGTAGCTTTGAATTTTGATGAGTTATGCATTACTACGTCAAATATTACATAATGTCCTTCACCTAAATTTGCTGTTTCTTCAGGATAATATACAGTACCATATTGATATGGATTTTCTTTCATATGTGATGTAGGATTGATGTTCTCTATCTCTAAAGGGGACTTATTTAATAACTTAGCAGCAACTTTACTAGTTTGTGATTTACTCGCAGCAAAATTGCCCACCATACTACCTATTGAATTGGTAATCTGATTATTAATCGCACCGTTTATTATGTTTGAAATCTTACTTGTAAAAGCCATCTAAATATCCTTGTAATGATAATATTTATAACACCATGAGGAAGTCCTATAAAGGTATTTACCGTCCTACTAAACCTGAAAAATACGTGGGTGATGTAAACAAAATAGTGTACAGATCACTACTTGAACGTAAGTTCATGTTACAATGTGACAGTAATCCTGACATAATTAATTGGGCTAGTGAAGAATTAGCCATAAAATATTACAATCCAATAGACAAAAAGTATCACAAATACTTTCCTGACTTCATTGTTAAGACTAGTAAGGGTACAAAAATTATAATAGAGATTAAACCTTCTCGTCAATGTAAACCTCCAAAGCCTCCTAAAAAGAAAAGTAGATCATTCTTACGTGATAGTTTTGAGTATATTAAAAATAAAGCTAAATGGAAAGCAGCACTAGCATATTGTGAAGCTAATGACGCAAAATTTAAGTTGATTACTGAAAAAGATTTAGGTCCATATTAAGCGTAGCTGTCATTTAAGTTTAAGAAAGTGTCATCAGCATTATTGTTGTTAACAAATCCAGATACAACAGCGCCATTACTGCTAACATTTGATTGATTAGCCATATTGTTTACAATGACAGTCTTACCTGAGTCTAATGCTGAACTATCTTTTGTAGCCACATTTAAATCATTTGCTGCAACTCTTAAATCATTACCTTTATTAATTTGACTATAATCTATTTTACTTTTAGATGATCCGTCTAAACCAGCTAGTTCCATCTGTTTAATTTTTTGCCATTCGTCTTTTGCTTTAGTTTTAGTAACTACATCTGCCTTAGAATTTTTGTCTATCGTAGTTTTTAACTGCTTTTGTTTTTCAGTTTCTTTCTCATTCTTAACTTTTGATGTTTCTAATAAAGGTATATCTATTCCTGGAATTTTATTAATAAGTGTCAATACAGTATTGATAGCAGTTTTGTAGAAATCCACCATCATATTAAATACTTTTTTTAGGCCTTTACCAATTGTTTCTGGAATACCCATTATAAAGATAGCAGCAGATTTAAGTTTTTTTCTAAAAAAATATATTGCTGCTACTACACCAACAATTGCTAGTGTAATTAATACTTTAGGTATTTTTAAGAACGTTGCTATACTTTTTAGTCCTTTTTTAAACTTCTTTAGTGTCTTCATAAACCCACCGTCTTTAAAGAAACTGAATACAGCAAGAACTTCATTACCAGCATCTTTTATTGACATGAACGCATCACCAACAGCTAAAAATGGAGCTTTCAATTCTTCATAGAAAGATGAGTTTGGTCCTCGGTCACCTGATACATTTTCTAAAGGATTTAATGTTTGTTCTTCTTTTAATATATCAGCTCTTTTTGTTGCTAATTCATTTTGGTCAGCTAATATCTTTTCGTTTTGTGCTTGAGTAACTTCTTCGCCGTTTAAAATAGTTTCTCTTTCTTTAAGTATTTTCTGCTCATAATCATCAACTCTACTGATCTGAGTTTGTAATACATTCTTTCTCAATTTGATTTCTTCTTTAGTAAGTATGTGAGTTTCAAGTTTATACTCCTTACCTTGTTTTTGTGACCTTATCTCAGCAACTATGTTGTCTGCTCTTAACAATTCAACTTCTTTAGATGACTTGTCCCTTTGAGTTCTTAATTCTTCTATTCTCTTACCTAACGATTTATTAAAGTCACCAATTTTTAAACCTAGTTTCTCTATAATACTTTCAGTCTTAATCAAAGCCTTCTCAAACTTCTCAATACTACCACTCTCTGCTTCAGCTATAATCTCTTTAGCAATGTTTCTAACTTGTGTAGGAGCGATAACAGTCTTCTGACCAGCCGATACAGTTTTCATTGTATCTTGCATTATAACTTTAAATAGTTTTTTAATGTCTTCTTCTTTTATCGCCATATTATGTTTGTGCCTCTCGTCTTTTTCTGTCGTTTTCTTCTTTAATAGTGTTAATCAACATTTGAACATAGATGTCCCGTTCCCAAGGCATCATATTCTCAACATCACCTAAAGAGTATTTATGATGATGCAGTAACGCAAAATTAATTTCGAAGTATGCCTCTAGGCTATTATGGGCGAGGCTGATTCGAAAAAATCGTTAAGTCCAGTTAATGTAACTTTACTTGTTACATTTGTAGTTGGGTTAGTCACTTCAAACTCATGTCTAACCTTAGGCATAGTATCAAAGAAATGTTTAATCTTCGCAAAACTATCTTGCGATAGACTTTCAAAAAAATCTCTAATTTCTTGTTGTGTACTATCCTTTGCAGGGTATATTTTATCGCCCTCGAATATATGGTCAACACAGATGGTAAGCATATTAAATACTGTATCCATATTTGCATCATCTATATTCGTGCCTGACTTTAAAACCTGCATAGTAGGATATTTCAACACTACTCCTAATTGTCTTTTTTCGTCAACAATGATTTTATTTGTATGGTCATCATCAACTTGTACTTCTACCTTTGTTAAGTCTATCTCAACATCAGCATATGTCTTCTTATCATCTGGACAAAGAACTTTGAACTTTGATATCTCTCCTACTGATTTAGCTCTTATGTTTAGAAATAAAAACTCTAAATCAAACATAGGTAAACTTTCCACATCTAAAGAATTAAACGTACACGAGTCAACAATTTGTTTTGTTGCTTCATACATATCATGTTCTTTTTGTGATTCCATAGCCATTAATAGTATCTTTTCTTCTTTTACTAAAAATGGTCTATACTTTACTTTAACATCTTTCGAGGGTAAAGTCAACTCATAATTTGGTGTTTCAACCTTTGGTAATGCCATTATATCTCCTATTTAACATTATATATTTAATGGTGGAATTTTAAATGGAGGGAATACTCTTCCACCTGTAACTCTACCGATTGGCGCTTTTCTTCTTATTCCATTAAGCACATCACGCCCTGCTCTTCTTAATTCTGGTGGTAATCTATTTAACAGTCCACCAAATAGACCGCCTCCAGCTTTTACTTCTGGAGAGTTAAAGTCTGATTGACCTAAATCTATATTACCTGATTTATCAATAAAGTAATTAACCCAATATCTAAATGTAAATGTAACTTGAAACGTTTGTACATTATTATTTTCATATGAGTATTCTAATTCACCAATAGTTTTAGGATAACAATCAAATAACTTAACTCCGTATGTAACATCATCACGCTCTTGCCTACTAGCATAATTACCTAACTGAAATATGTTCATGTCTGAAACATAGTTGTCATAGTAGTTGTGATTAAATGATGTTGTACTGAATGCTGTTTGTTGCCATAGTTCAAAATAACTACGTTCTCTTATAAACTTATCAGCATAAAATGTTGCTGTTATGTCTGGTGAGTTAAAATCTATTACGTGTTTTCTAGCAGGAGAGTTACCATGCTTAACTTCTTTGATTGTTGTATCTCTACTCGGCATTGAAATTTGACTACAAAATGCTCTAACACGTTTTCCATTCGCAGCATGTACCGCATTTAATTCTTGTGACATTTTAAATGAGTCTATTCCTTCGCCAATTCCTTGTGGTTCTATTGCTGTATTCTCACCACCAACACCACTACCAAAACTTAAACCTTTTGGTAAAAAAAATTCTGTATAAAATCTTGCCTTACGAGCAAATCC